AATGAATGTGTAATGGAAGTGTAACAAAAAAACTGCTAATTTTCATTAGCAGTCTTATTATCAGCTAATTAACTAAAAAGGGAGATCATTTTCGACTGGAGCAGGTAATGATTTCATAACTGGTGCTGATCCAATTACATCGACTTTCCAACATTCAATAGTATTGAAGTACTTTACTTCGCCTTTTGGACTTGTCCATTCTCTGCCTCTCAAATTGATTTCTAAGGATACTTCTGTTCCTACAGATAGATTATCAAGCATAACACATTTATCATTCGTACATTGTACTGAGATGTGCTGCGGATAGGTTGGATTGTCATTGGTGGTAATTACCAAATCTCGTTTCTTGAATTTATCGGATACTGCTTCTGTTTGTCCGACTAACTTTACTTTGCCTTTTAGATTCATTTGTTTTTGTTTTTAGTTAATTTTACCTAATTTATTATTAATTTTACTTGCATACTCATCCAGGTACTCTCGGCATTTTACAACCTTGTCAATAATCTCCTGCACTAATTGGGAATCTGATTCCACATTATACGCAGTCCATCTTTCCTCCAATGGCATATCTGAGTAAATAACCTCATTACCATAGTTACATTCTTCCGGTGTATCACATAGACCATAGAATAGAATAGCTTTCGGCTTATTATACAGGTGCATGTATCCTCTAAGCTGCCATTCGTAATCTTTATCTAATCCATTACAAGCTGCATGAAGTCCTTTTCTTCACCATACCGACTTAACATCTACAATAGTATCATCTAACTGCACATCGCAAGTACCAGTAAAGTATTCATCTTCCTTATGTTCATCGTTCTTAAATGCTAATCCTTTGTCTAAGACAGATGCCATTAAGTCAATACATTCAATCTCAACCATGTTGCCCTTATCGAAGTATTTAGAATGGATTTCTTCATTATCATTGGCATACCAGTTCTCTAAGTATGTTTTACATCCTGCTGATAATTCTCCTTTAACCTTAGCATTGGACATAATTTGTCCAATTGCTGAGCATCTGATCTTAAATAATCGCATCTCTAACCTCCTTACTTAACTTGTATTTGGTTTCTACCTGCTCGATTGTAGCTTTGCCATTTGTGATTGCATCCTTTACTTTGATGAAGTTTGGACTGTCTAAGATCAGAATAGGTTTATTGTATTCCTTAATCCTCAATGCCCAATCTTTGCCTCCTCCAATTGCCTTATCCATTTCCTGACAAAGAATAACATCCATGTTTAGGTTAATCCATTCTTGAGGATTCGGTGTTCCGGTGATCTTTGTTATTCTGCTAAGATTAGTTTTGTTTAATAGCATTGGTTTATCAAAGTACTTGTTATCTCCAAAGTAAGCTACAAATGACTTTTTAGCTTGTCCCATTACCTTGAGATCTTCCTTCCATTCTACTCTTAATAATTTTACGATGATATCCATACCATTCGGTAGGATGTACGTTCCTATCCAATTTACATCGGTTAGCTTCTGTTTCCAGTGTGTTACTTCTTTTTCCATAGTTTTTTTTTTTGTAAAGATAATTAATTAATAAATAATGAACTGTAATATTTAACACTAAAATAAGAGATAAAGTGTGAATCTGTCTCGGCATTATACCGGATGTGAGCATTCGGAAATGTCTTTTGAATTTCCTTTAGTTCTGCGATCATTTCTTGCATCTTCCTACAATATCATATTCGTTAATACAAAAGATGGTAACTGAATCGCAATACTGCTGATACTTCAAAACATACTCAATCTTTACTGCTTTGATCTGTTCTGATGATTCTTTGCTTTTGTTGATGTAACTTCCTGCATAGATCATGGTAATTAAGATTACAAGTAGTAACCACTGGAGGTCTTTCTTCATGCACAAAAAGTTGAACAGATGAATGCCTTATTATCAATCGTGCTATCTGTAGGATCATTCTCAATAGTTTGGAATAAATCTCTTTCTATTGACCAACTCTGACCGATACGTTCTTTTTTGTCATTACCTCTAAGAGTAGCTGAATGAATAGTAAAGTTTTCATACTTATTCTTTACATACTTATACGATAACTTCAGATGCTTTGCTGTTGTTTCAGGTGTCATGCCTTTAAGATAGCAATCGTATACCTGTTGCTGTGAATTTGCTTGTGTTATTTTAGTCATTTTCTTTAAGATTAAGTAGTTCATAACATTCTATGCAAAGTGTTTCTATATTACTCTCATTATGAAAGTTGATAGGTTCTGAACAGCTTTGGCAATAATTACCAATGTCATCCAGTGGTGTTGCTAACTTCCAGTCATCATAACTCATATTAGATTCTCCTCTCTTAAAGTCATCATTTGACAGAATGTAAACTCACCATCCTTAAGTCTCGAATACAATGTACTTCTGCTAATGTTAAGCATCATTGAGATTGCTTTCTTACTGATGCCTTTCTTCTTAATGGATTTCTCCAGTACTTTTCCGTAGTTTATCTCTCTCATTAGTATTCAATTAACTGGGTTTCTTTTCTGTACTTCATTTGACTTTTTACATGGATAGTTACTTTATCCTTACTAAAGTAGAACATTCGCTCTTCATTGCCAAACATCTCAAAAGGTTCGTAAACCTTTACATTGTAATCTGTGGCTAATAGCTTTAAAATGTTATCATTCGGTACAAAGATTTTAGCTGTAACACCTTCTACATCTAATGTATTAAGTAGTGTAACTAACTCGTTAATTTTGATTTGTGTTTCTGTTTTTGTCATAGTTTTTGATTGTTTTAGTTAAGGTTTGATTATTTCTATTTCTTATGTATTTCATCCAGGCAGAGTAACTTATAAATCTGTGATCAGGATTAACTGTTGATTGTATTAGTATCATTGGTTTATGCAGTGTAGGATGCTGCTCCCCTTTGTTAATTAATTTACAAAATTATAATTATAAGATATTTTATGAACTTTACCAAGTGATGAATATAAAGTGATACTATTTAATTCTTTATCGTTTAAATAAATATGGTTAATATTTTTGTCAGAACTTTCTGTTCTTAATATTAAAAAATCTCTATTTAAAATTTCTTTAACACTTTCTAAATTTTGACCTTGTAATTTGCTGATTTTAGTTACAGTTTTCATATCGTTTTTTTATTTTTAAATTATTTGTTTGATTTTGATAGGACAAATGTATATCTTATTTACATTCGCCCGACATAAGTGTATAAAAATAATTATAACTGACTGATAATCAGCGAGAAAAAATGCAAAATAATTTGGAATATATAGCAGATATCTGTTTTTTCTTATTTTATTAGGTATCTTTGAATGTGAAAAGAAACGATATACTTCTGTTTATCTACAATTCTAAAGCTGTCAAGTCCTCCGCAATACGCATTACAAAAGGAGATGACCTATATAATGACCTCTTATCTGAACTGTTGATTATCGTTGCTGAGATGGATATAGAATACCTGGTTAATCTTTATAACAAAAAGACATTAGAGATATACTGCTATAAGATTATGTACTATCAATATACTCAGCCACACATGGCATTCTACAAGAAGTATAGAAGCTGCGAAACAACAACAAAGGGAGAAGTATACGAAGATGATAACATTGATCAGATACATTCTGATGTAGTATTACTGATGAATAAGATAGAGAAGAAGATTGCACAGAAACGATTCCCGACAGAATTTAGATTATTAGAACTATACGTTGAGCATGGTACTTATCGTAAGGTGGGAGCATTGGTGGGTATATCGTTTAAGACAGTTCAGTACATGGTTAAAAATATAACAGAAAAAATAAAGACAGAATATGATATTAGTTGTAACAAGTAGCAGAATAACAGGTCTGCAATACCACAGACAGATAGTTCCTTTTGCATCATTAGGGATAGAAGTAGAATTTACTTATAATGAATCTGAACTAACTGATGACTATTTAAAGAAGTTTAAATGTATTTCCTTCCTGCGAGAGATCAAGTCTGATGTGACCAGGTACAAACGATTAGGATTAAAAGTACATTTTGACATTGATGACTATTGGGTATTACCAAAGAATCATAGTCTTTATCTTCAGTATAAGAATAATGGATATGCTGAAAATACTATACAAGCATTAAAGGATGCTGACTTTATTACTACTACTACTAACTACTTAGCAAGTAGAATCAGAGAATATAATCAGAATGTGTACGTACTACCGAATGCCATTAATACTGAGGAGGAACAATGGCAACCGAATCCGATAGAGATCACACATAACAGAATGAGATTCGGATATGTAGCAGGAGTTCATCATGTTGCTGATGTCGAAATGTTGTATCCTGAACTAATGAAGCTGTACAAAGATGAAACAATTAGGAATAAATGGCAGCTATTGACAGCAGGTTATAACTTCAACCAGGATGCAAAAGGTGAGATAACACCGAATCCATATTACAAGTATATTGAGCAGTGCTTCACTGGTGGCTATCACCTATTGAACTTAAACTATAGAGAACTACTAATGTCGAATAGAGTATTAGAGTTTAAAGATATGGATGAACCATACATGAGACTGAATGGTATGCCAATCTTAGATTATGGTAAGCTATACGATTCTATTGATGTGGCATTAGTTCCACTAATTAGTACAGAATTTAACCGGAACAAATCGCAGCTTAAACTAATCGAAGCAGGATTCAAAAAGAAAGCGGTGATCGTATCCAATGTTATACCTTACAGAGATGATATTACTCTGCAAAATGTATTAGTATCTGCCGATAAGAAATGGAAGGATAACATTAAGTACCTGGTAAAGAATCCTAACAAAGTAGAAGATCTTAAAGAGAATTTATTTGAGTATGTATCGGCAAGGTATGACATAAAGATAGTGAATGTAGAACGTAAACAGATATTTGACAGATGGTTAGCATAGGAATAGGGATAACTACTTACAATCGACCTGAGTGCTTAAAAGAGTGCTTAGAGCATATCTATAAACATACGTTTACAGATAATGTAAACTTTTATGTAGCAACAGATACCGATGAAGATCGTAGAGGCGTAGCATTTAGAAAGAATGAATGTCTCAGATCCTTAAAGAATTGTGACTATATTTTCCTTTTCGATGATGATTGCTATCCGATTAAAGATGGGTGGGTTGAGTTTTTTACAAGTAAAATGAATAATATACTTACATCACATTTATTATTTCTTAACGATAAAATGCACAATAAAACAAATAATCACACAAACGATTGTTATGTTTATAATAATTGCGGAGGCGTTTTTATGGCACTAACAAAGGGAGCAATAAATAAGGTTGGTGCATTTAATGAGAAGTTTGAAAAATATTCTTTTGAACACGCTGAGTATAGTCAAAGAGTTAATAAGGCAGGGTTTTGCTACTCACCTTACTTGTGTGCAAAAGGAACTGAAAACTACATCTACTCTCATGATTACTCAACACCGAATCATAAGAGTAGTATAACTGATCAAGAAAAACAGATTCACATTAAAAATAATTGGGATAAATTCTTTAACGAACCTATAAAAAATGTATTTTTACCATTATGAGAATCCTTTTTAAATATACTTCAAGATCAAGACGATCTAACTTTCTTAGAGGGTATGATTCTATATTGGATAAAATAGCTAACAGAGAGGATTATCATGTACTGATCTCAGTTGATAAAGATGACCAGAGCATGTATCCTCTTCCGGTGTTAGATGGTAACCATACCTTTGTAGTGGGTAACAGTAAAAATAAGATTGATGCTATCAACAGAGACATTAATGAGTTCGATTATGACTTTGATATTCTTATCAATATGTCTGATGATATGATCTTCACTAAAAAAGGATTTGATGATATTATTCGTGCTGAATTTTACAAAGACTTTAACCAGTACATTCACTTTAACGATGGTAATCAGAAAGACAATGTATGTACCATGCATATTGTAGGAAGAAATTATTATGACAGATTTAAGTACATTTATCATCCCGATTACATATCTTTATGGTGCGATGTTGAGAATGACATTGTAGCTAAGCAGTTAGGATGTTACAAGTACATGGGCGATAACCTTAAACTATTTAGACATCTTCATCCTGCATGGGGGTTAGCACCTCAAGATGCATTAAGTATTAAGACAGAGGATAGAGCATTATGGGTAGCAGATGAGATTACATTTAACAAACGTAAAATAAAGAACTTTGGACTATAAACTATCAATCCTGATCCCGACATTACAGTCAAGAGAAGCTACACTACTCAAGACTGTTAATCTACTCAATAGACAGATAGTAGATTGCGATGCATTTAAAGACATTGAGATAGTTATCGATACAGATAACAGAGAAACACCAACAGGAGAAAAAAGGAATAGACTAATAGAGAAAGCAAAGGGTAAGTATGTTGTATTCTTTGATGATGATGATGAACCTTTGGAATCCTATATATTTTTAATCATGTGTGCTATCGACAATGATCCTGATGTTATTCCTATCAATGGGTACATAACTACCAATGGTCATAGCTTAGTTCATTGGGATATGGGATTGAACTTTAACTATGGATCAAAAGTAGTTGATGGCAAATTAATTTACGAAAGATTCCCGAATCATATTGCTCCAATGAAAAAAGAACTGATTAAAGACTTTAAGTTCTTACCGATAACAATCGGTGAGGATTACGAATGGGCAAAAAGAATACACGATGCGAAAGTATTAAAGACAGAGCAGAGAATAAATACACCGATTTATCATTATAAATTCATACAAAATAAATAACCATGTACTCTCAGAATCAAGAAGAACTATACATCCTTAATCACTTTAAAGATAGAACAGGTGTGTTCCTGGACTTAGGAGCGTATGATGGTAAAGACCTATCCAACACAAGAGCATTGATGGAGAAGGGATGGCAGGGAGTATGCTTCGAACCTAATCCTAATGTATTTGAAAGACTTGCAAACAATTGTTTAGATTATAAGTATGTCTATTGTTATGAGTTAGCGATGGGTACTTTGAACGGAACATTTGATCTGAATGCAAACGATACTTATTACTCTACCTTAATCGATAGCGAGATGGGTAGATGGGATGGTACTTATACATTTAAGACAGTAGAATGTGAAGTGATAACCTTTGAGCATTTTATGCTTACAAGTCCTTTCAGATACTATGATTTTATTTCTATTGATTGTGAAGGTATCGACTATGAGATTCTTACTCAGATAGACTTAGATAGAGTTCAATGTTCAATGATCTGCATAGAGACCAATGGCAAAGAGACACAGAAGTACATTGATTACATTAACAAGTTCAATGGCTTTAAGGTAGTTCATGTTAATGCTGAGAACCTAATAATGGCACGATGAAGTTAAGTATACTAATAGCTACAGTTAAAGAAAGAGAAGAGAAGTTTAATCGGTTGTTTAATCGCATTGTATCACTTGTAATCGATTATGATGGTGTTGAGGTGTTATACAACAATGCTCCTCGTTATGATGAACCTAATGGATTAACTGTAGGAGAAAAAAGACAGGCATTAATCGATGTTGCTTCGGGTAAGTATATCATGTTTGTCGATGATGATGATGATGTACTGGATAACTTTATTGAATCTTTATATCCTTTGCTCGATCATGATGTCGATGTTATTAATGCAGATGTCTTAGCTTATATCGATGGTGTTGGACATATTATTGATCAGTCTATCTATCATGAATCAGAACAGCTTAGGGATGGTATTACCAAGAGATATCCTTCAGTTATGTCTGTATGGAATAGAGAACTGACAAAGAAAGCAAGATTTAAACCTTTAAACAATGGAGAGGATTTTGATTGGACTAAGCAGATGAATCCGCAGTCTGAGATTAAAGTACATTTAATATGGCAAATCTATAACTATTCATCTGTAAATAATATAGCAAGTAAAGCTACAAGGATGTGCATAGTTACATTCAGCAATACTGAACGATATAACAGTTTAGCACATAGAATGAGAGAAAGCGTGAAACCTTATGGTATCGACTTCATTCATTACACTAACTATGCAGAAATCAATTGTAAGTCACATTCTGAGTATCCTTATGCATTCAAACCTTACTCAATACAGAAAGCAAGGGAGCAAGGATATAATCTTATCTTATGGCTTGATTCAGCTATTTACTTAACAAAGAATCCGAGTGAAGTATTCCAATACATCAAAGATAATGGTGTAATGCTATTCGATAACATCGGCTTCTCCATTGCTTCATTTACTCATAATGAATGTTTAGCACATTTTGGAATGGATAGAAAGGATGCCGAGAACTATAAGATGGTCATGGCTTGTGCTATGGGATTCAATTTTAATACAAAGATAGGTACAGATACATTTAATGAATACTTAGGATATGCTCATACAAATGCTTATCAAGGGAATTGGCATGAACATCGACACGATCAATCTGTTATCTCATGTATTGCTCAGCAGAAAGGCATTGAACTGTTACATCCGAATAGAACATTCATAGCTTATGAGAATAATGAAGGGATGAAACCTCATGCAGAATCAGTATGTTTAATTTCTAATGGATAAATATTGCACAAAATCAATAATTAATATACTATAATATGACAGAAGAACAATACAATGAATGTCAAAAGTACAGAGGGGTTATAAATCTCTTTGTTACTTCAGGACAATGTATAGGAGGATTAGATGGGTTATTTGATTACTATGGTGTAAGAGGTCAAGACAGATCATGTCCTTCCTGCATCAGTCAGTTCTTACTTAACAGACATTCTGAACTAATACAATACGAACAAGATAACAATCTGTAAGGTAGCATGATAACAATCTGTAAAGTATGTGCTATAATGGATCAGAATATCATTCCGAAAGAATGTGAATGGTGTGAGTTATGCTCTTCGTTCATCTGTAAAGAATGCAAACCTAATCTTATAAGAAGAGGTATGGCAATGATAAAATTAAAACTTAGTATGAATGCCGACACCAAGTAAGGGAGAACATGAAAGCGAATTTATTCCTCGATGCATATCCATTCTGATTAACGAAGGGACTGACAAGGAACAAGCTGCTGCAATCTGTTATTCTAAATGGAATGAGTTCCAGTTCGAATCTTATTCTGATTATCCCGATAGCGTAAAAAACAATGCAAAAGCTGTTTTAGATTGGGTGAGTAAGAATGGATGGGGTTCATGTGGTACTGAGGTAGGTAAGATAAGAGCGAATCAGTTAGCCAAAGGAGAATCCATATCTGTTGATACTATTCAGAGAATGTATTCATATCTCTCAAGACATGAAGTTGATCTTAATAGTTCAAAGACTTATTCTGATGGATGCGGTAAGTTAATGTATGATTCATGGGGTGGTTTATCTGCTAAGTCCTGGTCACATAACAAGCTCAAAGAGTTAGGACTTATTGAGCTGGTTGATGAATCCTTTGCTGATGATAATAAGGTCTCATTTGATTATGATGATACATTAACTACAGATAAAGGTAAAGAACTTGTTAAGAAGAAGATTAAAGAGGGTAAGATAGTATACATTATATCATCGAGACATTTTGTATCTTCAATGATGAGTACAGCGAAAGAGTTAGGTATTCCGTTAAGAAGAGTATTCGCAATGGGAAGCAATCAAGCAAAGATTAAGAAAGTATATAAGTTAAAGGTATCAGAACATTACGATAGAAATATGGATGTTGTTAATCAGTTAAAAGGAATAGGAAAGGTAATATAATGGGAGCACCAAAGATAAACTACTTTAAGTTAGGTAATAATGGAGGGAGACCTCGCATCTATCCTACACCTGAATTATTAGAAGAGAAGTGTATTGAATACTTTGAGTATTGTGTTACTGAGAAGCAGATAATAACTATTACAGGATTATGCTTATACTTAGGTATACATAGGGATACACTGAATGGATGGAGAAAAGAAAGTAATCAGTTTTCCGACACAATAAAAAGAGCAATCGACTGTGTACTCATAGCATACGAGACCAAGTTAGATACGTTTACCTTTGGTGGTGCTATCTTCGCCTTGAAGAACATCGATAAAGAGAACTGGAAAGATAAGACAGAGCAAGAAGTAAACCAAACCAATACAAATGTCACAGCCAGTTTCGGTGCAACTGTACAGTCCCCATCAGAATCAGCAGATGATTCACGAATCAATAGCTAATGGACATCATAAGTACTATGTGTTATCTATCGGTAGACAGTTCGGCAAATCTTTGTTGGCTGTCAATCAGGTACTATATTGGTTTTTTAATGTACCGAACTGTAAGATAGGATGGGTATCACCAATCTACAAACAATCAAAGAAAGTATTTAAAGATATAGAGAATTCCTTTGCAGATAATCCACAAGTATTCAAGAGTAAGAATGGAACTGAACTTACTTTTAGTTCGCATAAAAATAGTACTATTGAGTTCTTTAGTGCTGAGCGTTATGATAATATTCGTGGTTTTACCTTTGACTATTTGGTATGTGACGAGTTCGCTTTTATGGACAATGAGGCATGGACTGAGGTACTTCGTGCGACAGTTCTTGTTCGTGGCAAGAAAGTTCTACTAATATCTACACCAAAGGGTAAGAATCACTTCCATCAGATATTCAACCTTGAGAATCAGAATAGTCAGTACAAGTCCTTTCAGATGACATCTTATGATAATCCATTAATCAATCCGACTGAGATAGATGATGCGAGATCAACATTACCTGATCATGTGTTTCGCCAGGAGTACATGGCAGAATTTGTAGATGGTGGTGCAGGACTATTCAATGACCTTACATTGATTACTAAATCTGAGAGAACGAATCGGATGTATGCAGGATTAGATATCGGGAGAGCGGATGACTATACTGTTCTATCTGTATTCAATGAGAACGGAGAGATGCATTACATTGAGAGATGGAATAAGGATACCTGGTCTAATATCATCGGTAAGGTAATAGCAAGAATAAACGAGTTTAGTTGTTCCACATACGTTGAGGTGAATGGTATCGGTGATCCTATCTTTGAGCAGTTAAGAGATCGGGTGAATGATAGTGGTTTGATTATACCATTTGTAACCACATCAAAGAGTAAGCAGGACATCATAGAGCAGTTAGTAGTAGCTAATCAGAATAAAGAAGTAAAGATATTGGATAAGGATTGGCTAATTAAGGAATTAGAACTATTCACATACGAGTACAATCCAAAGACTAAATCAGTCAGGTACTCAGCACCTAATGGATTCCATGATGATGCTGTAATGGCAACAGCTATCGGATACCATTCCCTCAAAACAAATAAGCATTCCGGTATTTATCACATCGTTTAAGTTGCACAAATCGATTCAATCTTATACTTATAGTTATGGAATGGAAAGATATAAACATTAAGCAGTACCAGGATCTCTGCAAAGAGATTGATGAGGATTATGCTGATGATCTTGAAAGGTCAATCGGTATCCTGGCAACATTAACAGATAAGTCAATAGCTTACTACACCGATGAGATCCCTTTGAACAAGCTGAAGGAGAAGCTGCAGGGATTAGCATTCATCAAGGAGAAACCAAAAGCACAGAAGATACATTCAAAGGTAAGGATAGGTAAGAAACGATTCCAATTTACTTTGAATATGCGAAACATCTCAGCAGGTCAATATATTGACTTAACTGAACTTGTAAAGGATAAAGAGAAGATTAACGATAACCTGCATACATTCGTAGCGGTGTTATGTGAGGAGATCAATTGGTATGGTAAGAAGAAGGATACGATAATAAGCGACAGAGCAAAGTACATCCAGGAGAACATGAGAATGCCTATTGTATTTAGTATGAGTGGTTTTTTTTTGTCGAATTATCAGCGATTAATAAAAGGTACAAGCGACTTTTTGGAATTGCAGATGAAGAAGATGAAGAAAGCGGAGAAGTCACGAGACCTGGCTTTGTCAAACATTGGGGATGGTATTATACTTTAGACAATCTAAGTAATAACGATAGAACGAAGTGGGAGTATTTCTTAGAGATGAATGTGATAGAGTTCTTAAATTCATTGAGTTACTTTAAA